GTGGGAGCGCGACATACATGGGGTCCTGAGCTGTACCGACAGGCGGTGTGCCGGTGGGGCTTGTCGGCATGTTTGGGGCTGGCATGTTTGGGGTGTTTGGAAGGTAGTAGTGCGACGTGAACGCCGGATCCCACGCGCCGCTGCCACCAATGCCGCGGTTGGCCGCAGCAGCATTTGAGCCCCAGTTGAAGTTTGTTCCGCCCGGCAGTGTCGCTTGGGTGTGCTCGGGGTTGAATCCGACCTGGAAGGTCCCCGGCATTGGCGTGTTGGTCGGCAGGAAGCCATGTTTGGTCAGCCAGTCGGCTTCGTTCCCGGTCCACATGTTGGCGCCTGTGGTGGGGCGGCCTTGCATGATGTTGACGAGATCCTCGACAGCGCTGGAGCAGTCGGCGAGCCCCTGGGTTAGGTCCCCACGCTGCTCCTGTGTGTATCTCCCGGCTGGAACGCTGGCCAGTAGCGCGGCATCGCCGGGATAGCCGCTTGGGGCGTAGCCGGAAGGTGCAGCGGATGGTACGGCCGCAGAGGGGGTTACCGAGGGGGGCGCAGCGACCGGTACCCAGCCCTTGCCGACTACCCACTGCAACGGCTGCTGCCCCGGCCCAGGTGTCCACACCGCGCCAGGAGTCAACGCGGTACGGCCGGGTGGGGTGGCAAGCGGCGGAAGTGTCGCATCCCCGGGAAGCCCCGTGAACGGCGGCCCGATCGGCGTGATACCCGCCGCACCTGTTTTCGGTATGTACTTCCCGGCCCCCGAAGCTGTCCCGCCCTTGGGGGTGTCGATCAAACCGAGTTTCTCCAGGCCGCCGACGAGGTCATCCACGAACGACTTCATCGTCTCGAAGATCGGCTTAACGAAGTCCCACACCCCGCCGACGACGGTTTTGATGTGATCGAACTGGGTGCCGAACATTTTCCCGAGGAACTCCACCGCCGTCTTCAACGGCGGAATAATCAGATTCGCCAGATCGGTGAGGTAACCCATCCACTTCGTCATGATCGGCAGAAGGGTTGCGATGGCCTGCTGCACCGTTGGGAGAGCCGAGACAGCCAACTGCACCAGCGGCGGCAGCAGCGGCATCACCGCGAGCAACAACTGGCCGGCCTGCGCAACGAACGGCACCAAAACCGGCAACAGGGTTTGAATGCCCTGCACCATCCCGTTAACCAACGTCGAAGCGACCTGACCAAGGATCGGCTGAAGCTGCTGCAACACCGGACCCAACACCCCAGCCATCTGCTGAATCACCGGCCCCATCGCGTTGAACCACGTCGTCAACGACGGAGCAACAGCGGTGATCACCGTCGACACCAATTGCCCGATGAACCCCAAAAGCGGTGTGATAGCGGTAATCAACGCCGTGAACGCTGTCGAGAGCGGCCCTATGGACGGGGCCAACGCGGCGAAGATGGTTTGCAAGCCGCTCATCGTGGCGATCCCGATAGGAGCTAACTGCATGAACATCGGCAGCAGCTGCTGCACCAAACCACCCAGCTGCTGCAGGGCGGTCATGCCGGTTTGGATCCACTCCCCCAACTGCCCCGACTGCGCCCACTGATTGAACGCCTGCGCGACCTGGACAACCATCTGCGCCAACTGCGGCAGAAACCCTGAACCCACCCGGGTTACCTCGAGGAACGCCGACGCGAACGGCTGAATCGCTTGCGACCAAATCTGAAACGACTGCCCGATGTTGGCGAAGATCTGCTGCATCGCCGCCAAAGTCTGCGGCTGCTGCAAAAACCCGGCGAGCTGCCCGAACGCCTGATTCATCGTCGACGCCATACCAGTCATCAGCTGTTGCAGCAGCGGCATATACGTTGTCGCCAACTGTTGGAACTGCGGCCCGATGTTGGCGAACAACGCATCCTGGATCGAGTTCTTAAATTCTTGGAAGGCGGGTTTCATCGCCATCAACGTGTTGACGAATGCTTGCGCGTTCGGCGACAGCTGCGCCATCGCCTGCATCGCCGACTTCGCCGTATCCGATGTTTTCGACGTCGCCTGACTTAAACTCTGCTGCGCCGCGGTGACCTGCTCGTTAGCTTTGCGTTCCCGCTCCTTCGCCGACACCACCTGGTCAGAGTTCTCGACACCTTTTGTGTTGGCGTCGTTAGCCTTCTGGGCCAGTTCGACGTTGCGCTGCTTGGATTCCTGCCACTGCTGCTCAGCGGACTGCACCCGCAGGATCGCGTCCTGCTGATCAATCGTATCCTTGAACCCGCCCCGAGCGAGGTCGCGGCGGGCCTTCAACACATTGTTGTAGGCCTGCGCCTCCGAGATCTTCCCGCCCTGCAGGGACAAATTCAGGTCGTCAAGGTTGTTCTTCGCATCCCGGTAGGCGGTCGACACATCCCGCTGTGCTTGGGCTTGCGCTTGGACAGCGTCGGTCAAACCGCGCTGCGCGGTAGCGGTTTCACGCGCCTTATCGATCTGATCCTGACCCGAGGACTGCGCAGCCTTATTCACCGCATCGTAGGCGTCCTTCACCCCATCCAAACCGATAGCCAGAGTCCCGACCAAACCACCCGCACCGGCCAACCCGGCTGGAACCAAACCAGCCAACCCTGACAGGGCAGAGGCGATCCCGGCCAGCATCGTCGCCCCAACCCCCAACAGGGCTGGCTGCAAAGCAGAAATACCGGCCTGCCCGCCCTGGCTGATCCCGCGCTCCACCGACGACCCAAGAGTGTCAGCATCAACCTCTACGGTGGCTTTACGATCCCGCGCCGCAGCGTCGATCTCAGCGCGGGCCTTCGCCGTATCAGCCTGCAACTCAACCTTCGGGCGGCCGATGCCCTGCTCAATCTCACGGCCCCACCGCGACCCAGCCTCACGCACAGACGGGTCAACTTCCCTGAACGCTCTTCTGATACCGTCGGCGATTTGCGACGTTTCGGGGAGAACTTCGACGAAAACGCTTGCGATTGCGGGCATTTCGGCTTTAGTCCTCCATTCCCGATAGTCGCATGTATTCGCCGATTGTCATCTGCGGGGGCTTCTCCGGCTCAACCATGCCGGGGCGGCGTTCACGGTCGAGCTGCTCCCACGCCTGCTCCGGGTTCTCCGCGTTCGTGCAGAGCAGCATCTTGATCCACTCAATCAAGTCGGAGATTTTGTGGGTATCAGCTGTCCATCCCTCGTTGATGCAGTGGAACACCGCCGTTGAGGGTGGGGAATACAGCACGAACGAGACGAACGCTGCCAGAGGCATTTCCGTGAGGAACGCCTCCATTGACCAGTGCGCGGCCGCCAAATCGCGCTCAACAGGACCCCAATGGTTTTTGAGGATCTGCAGAGCGCCTAGGATTCCCCCTGCGAGGTCCCGGACCATTCCGTCCAGGCCTTCATCATGTCCGCGTAGTCCTGATCGTCGAAGCTGTCGGAGATCGCCAACGCTGTTGGTGAGGCGACCTTCTCGATCATGTAGAAGGTCTGTTGCCAGCCCTCCATGTGCGACATGAGCCGGAAATCTCCCGGCTTCAACTTTCGTTTACCGCTCGGGGCTGCCAGGCCCACGGTGGTGCCGTCCTTCGCGGTGAACACCAGGAAATCCTCATCCGGATAATCCTGCGCCCAATCGTATCCAGCCTCACCGGGCTTCGCGGGAGTGACGATTTCGCCGTCCAAAACGGTGCCCGTCGGCGAATCACCGACGGGCGTCTTTTTTGCGCGCTTCTTAGGTACTGCTTTGGGTTCGGCCACTGCGGTCACGCCGACAGGATCCCGTCATCAGTACGGATATACCCGTACCGGCCCGTCGCATCAGGCATGAACTCCACCGTCACCCGGCTAGCCAAAACATCGGTGCGGGCGATCTTCAGGGTGTCCTTGGACTGGACGCGGCCCATCGGCTTGAAGAACTGAACCCGCTTACCGCCCGGCGAATACGTGTCCAACAGCCACGTCCGCCAATCCAGAGTGTCAGAGGTTTGCAGGATCGACAGCTGCGCACCGTGGCCGGTAGTCGCAGCGACGGTGGTCACGTTCGCGATGCGGTAGTTCAGCTTCGCCACCTCCGGGTTCAGGAACTCCAGAAGGGTGAACGTCCACGATGCGGCGAAGTTTTCCTGCGGGATCGCGACCGTGTCGCCGCCCCAGTCGAAAATCTTCTTCGTGTTGCGGTCTTCCTTGTCGTCGACACCTTCAGCGCCGACGAACCCCAGATGCGCCATCGAGGAGGCGATGGTGAACGCTGAGTCGGGAACAGCAGCGGTGAGGGGCCCCCAGTACATGCCGCCGACGGTGGGCAGGTCCTTCGGGGCGGGTAGAACCACATTGTTGACGTTGCCTGTATAGGCGGGTGCCGCCATTGGTGTTTCCTTTCCATCAAAAAAGCCCCCACGGTGGGGGGCTTGTTACCGGGTTAGCGGCCGTCGAAAGTGAAGGCTGCTAGGAAAATTGGGTGTTCATCACCGATACCCAGCAGGTGATGACGTATCTCTCAAGGTCCGGAATGTCCGGGTCCTTCTGCCGGATCGGGCCGCCGGCATGCTCAACGTCCTGCACCTCCCCGAAGTTGGGGAGCATGTACCACAACTCCAAGGCTTGGTCGGCGATCTGTTCGGCGCGTTTACCGTCGGGGTCGTAATACCGCAGCTGCAGCAACTGACTTGAGACGAATCGGTACGGCTTGACCGTGTTCAACCGTTCCAACGTCCAAAATCGTCTCCCCGTTGGGAGGGGGTCGGGGACTTGCTGGGTGATGTTCGTCGGCCAACCCCTACCCGGGCATTCAGCGAGGAAGAAATTGCGGGTGATCTGGTATGCGGAGGGGGTGCCGAGTATCGGGGTTGTCATAGTTTGTGGATCGGGTTGCCCTGTGCGTCCGCGTTTTTGGCTTCGTTTGCGCGGCGAGCCAGTTCGCGTGGAGTATCCGGGTTGGGTCCTGCGTTTTCGGTGACCGCCCCTATAGGCACCAGTTTCAGCATCGACTGGTGGATAGCCTCGTGGGCTATCGCGCGGGCGGTGAAGGGCCACACATACAGCCTGTGACGCGAGCCCTCGACGCTGATGTTGTAGGTGTACCCGTCCTCGACCGGCTGATTCCGCTGGGCTTGCGCGGACCGCAGTTCGGCGTTCAGCCGTCCAGTCCACTCCCGGCCCCGTTTATCCAGTTCACGGTATGTGCCCGGCGAGGTGCGGATGCGTTTCCATTCGGGATTGTTGGATCCGAAGTCGATCGAGATCCGGTCGGTGAGTTTGCGTTTCACCCGGTCACCTTTTCTAACACCACTTCACCGCCGTGTTCGGCAGGGGGGGAATATGGTCCGGTGCGGTAGTCGCGCACGTCTTCAGACACGAAATACACATCATTACCGGGCAGCGTGACTTGGTCGCGGGGCTTGAACACTGCCGGGTCCGGGACAAGCATCACTTTCGACGTGATCACCCGCAGGTCATAGTCCCCGCTTGGGTTCAGCTGGCTGGACAGCGGATACCAGCCGTACGAGTCGCGTTGCACGGGGGTGCCATACCCGTCCCCAGTCGGATAGCCGTCGGAGTCTGTCGAGCCGAGATAGGCGGCGTGCAACACGGTCCGTGTCTGCCTCACCGGCAATAACCCCAATAATCTCCGGGCGCGGGCACATGAGGTCTGAACGGTTTCACCGCCGCCATCCCCAGATTCGACCGTTTAGCCCGTAACCGGACGTTACGGACCTCGTCGTCGGTGAAATACCCCTTCGGGGACACCCGCCCAGTGTCAGCGGTGGTGACGGAGTCGCTGTACGGACCGGATGTTGAGGTCCTTGTGCGGGCACGTTCGGGGTTGCGGTACAACTCCAAAACCTTGTCCGCAACAAGCGCTTTCACTCGCTGTAGACGTGTCGGGTCGACCTCACCCACAGGAACCCCCAGAGAGGGAACCATGAGGATAAGGTCGGCCTCGACATCGTCTATCCGCGTTGACAACCACGTCAACCGATCATCGGGGAACTTCCCCTCATACCGGTCGGTGACGTCGGATTCGTCAACGAACTTGCCCATCAGGCGCCCGAATCAGCCTTCTGCTCAGGCTTGGGCTCCGCCTTCGGCGCGGCCTTCTTAGCGGCCGGCTTGTTCTTCTCTTTGACCGCACCGTCCACCTCCTCCGCGTCACCGGTGACCAGAGGGTTGGTGATCAGCTTCGCCGCCCACGCCGGAATATCCTCACCCGGCAGGAACGACTCAGTCACACCGTCCTTCTGCAGATGGACCGCGTACTCGGATTCGTTTTTCACATGCCCTCCTAGGCGACAGTCGCGACGAGGATCTTGCGCGGATCGGCAAGAACCGGCAGAACCACACCATCGACGAAGGTGCGCTTCTGGAACGGCGGCTGCTCCTCACGAACAAGGATCCCGATCAGCCCGGCCGCGGACTGGACCTGAACGTTGTTGGCGTTGAGCTCCATCACCGTCGTGGGAGTACCCCACGCGGTGAACCCGAGGGTGGACAGATCATCGGGCAGGAAGATGAACTTGTTCGCCGCGATCGGACGGGTCGTCGACCCGTCCACATCGAAGAAGCTGTTGTAGACGTTGTCCATCGAAATGGACGGCAGCCCGTAGGAGTTGAACAGCGTCGAGATGTCCTGCAGGGTCACGTTCGTGACACCGGTCTGGGCACCCTTGATCGCGTTGATCAGCTTCACGTTGGCCTGCAACTGCCTCGCTGTGGTCAGCGAGCACAAGAAACGCCCTGGACCCGTCCCGTTCTGCGCGACGTACACGTCGTACCAGGCCAGCAGGTCCGCGAGGGGATCTGCGGTGGCCGTCGTCGACCACAGTGTCGATGCGGTGACCAACTGGCTGCCGGGGATGCCGTAATCCACCTGCTGCTGGATACCGTTCTCGTTGATGGTCAACACACCGTCGGAGAGGACGTCGCCCCACGCCAGTTCCACACGGTTCTGGGCGTAGCGGGTCAGGTTCTCCAGGTCGTTGTACACCGCGTCGACCAGGATCGACTGGATCGTGCCGCCGTATTGGGCCATCTCGATCTGTCGGCGTTCGTACTCGCCAACACCCAACTGGCCGCCGAGGGGAAGCATGCGGACACGCTTCTCAGTCCCGGTGTCGCGCGGCGCCACCCAGTAGTTACCGTCCCAGGTGCGGAACTTCGCAGCCCGGTTGGTGCGGTTGATGATCGCCATGTCGATCTCGTCGCTGGTGTAGGTCTTCGACGGGAACATTTGGGTGAGCATGTTGTTCGACGGCAGAGGGGTCTGCTGAACGAACGTGATGGTGTCTTCTAACGGCAGCGGGCCGTCAAGGAACAGAGCCATGATTCAATCCCTCCTACGCCACGAACGTGATGTTTTTGAGGTCCGTGATGCCCGCCGCGTCGGCGAACCCGGTACCCGAGGTGAAAGGCAGCTTCGCCTTCGACACGATCGCGTCGTAGACGACGACAGAGATGCTCACCTTCGCGGCTGTGGTGCCGTTCTGGCGGACAAACCTGGCATCTCCGTAGGTGATGCCGTACGCGGTCTGACGCCCATCTGAGGCGGCGTCATCGTAGGGGCCCGCCAATCCTGTGGCGGTTTTGATGCCCACCACGGTGCCCGCCGGCAGGAACCCGTTGGGGTAGTGGGTACCCGCGGTGAACAGCGCGGGATCCAATGTGACGTTGAGTTTTACGTCCGGCTCCGACAGTAGCCACTGCCGGTTGCCCACCTGATAAGTGGTGGACTGCAACGAAATGTCGAGAGACATGATCGGCCTTCCTTGTTAAGTGGTTTTAGCGCCGAAACGTTTCTTCGCTTCGGCTTCTCCCCCTGAGCCCGGCTTTGCTGCCGGTGGGGGCGGGGTGAACTGGCCAAAGTTTTGCCATTGCGGCTGACGCGGTCCAGCATTGGGTGCTTCTGCGTACATGGCGGTCAGGTAGCCCATGACCTTCTCCTCGCTGACTTGCCCGTCATCTCCTAAGAGTTTTGAGGTGTCAACGACGTCCATGAACGCTGAAAGACGTTCTCCAGAGACGATTCCCGAAGCGATGGACTGAACTTTCGCTGCGCGAATCTGTGGCAGATATTTCGCCTCGGCTTCAGCCATCGCCTGCTTATATGCCTCCGAGCGAGACGCCTTGAGCGCCTTTTCGTCCGGTGGTAGTTTCTCGGTTTCGAGATTTTCCAACCTGGTCCGCATGTCGCGGACTTGGTCCGGGGTAAGCCCGTCGTAACGCTTTGCAGCGAATTCTTCTGGGCTCAATCCGTTACGGACATCTCTCGCAGCCTGTTCGTTCTTCCGGGCGAAGTGCTTCCAGTAGGAAAGCTGTTGCTCGGTTGTCATCTCTGCGGGTGGCGTCCCGTCTGGGAAGCCTTTGTCGCCGTCAGGTGGCCCAGCTGGAGTCACCGGATTTTGAGATGGTGCTTGGTCCTGAGGTGCCTCAGGGCTGTTGGGTTGTGTCACTGGATGTTTCCTTAGCAGGAATGCGAAAAGCACCTTGTTTCATTGCGAAATTGAGGCGCCTCTAACCCCCAAGTGGGGGAAGTCTTTTATGCGGCTTGCGCGTATGGGACGGGTTCACCCGTCACTCGAGTGAGAACGGGCCCGAGTTCGTGGTGATCAACAATCTGATACCGCGTCTTCTTCAACGCAGCCGCAGACGTTGCGCGCTGACCGGGTGCCGCTTCAGCCGCATGTTGATACAACCTGTCGAGGTCGTCTTGGTTCAACGTGTGGCCGGGATCGTGGGTTTGACCGTCCATCTTCACCACCGGGGCGATGGTGCAGTGACACCGGTTGTGGATCGGCCGCAAATGTTCGACCTTGTACACCCGGTCTGATGCGGCGACACACATGCCGCACACCCCGCCTTTAGACAGTTCGGGGTGGATGATCCGGCGGTACCCGACGACCCGAGCGTCCTTATCGCTGACCAGTTTCAGTGTTTGCTGCTGCGCCAGCCGTGCGGACAGGATCATGTTGTTGTCAACAAGTTTCGCTATCCGCTCCTCAGCGATATTGTTTGCTGTAGCGGTGTCTTTGCCCGTTGACTTTTCGTATCGGTACGTTTCGGCGGCCCGCTCAAACAACCGTTCCGGTGTCGCTTCAACCTTCTTGACGGCTTCCGCCCCGTCGTCGTAGTTGACTTTCGTCTCAGTGGGGGCGTGGACTTTCGGGGTCTTCCCCGCGAAATCCACGGTGGCGCCGCGCACGTTGTCTGGGATCGTCACTGTGACAGGCTGATTAATCCCAAGAGCTTGCAACTGCAGCTGCTGCGCGGCGGCGTGCGCGTTAGCAACCGTCCGCTGGGAGGAGACCATGATCTGGCCCGCCTGTTTCGCGAACTGCGCCACTTCCCGTTTGTTATACGGGTTCACCCGACGCCACAACGCTTGAATCACGTTCGTGGTCACAGCAGCTGTTCCCTGGGTGATGACCGCGGCCCCCGAAGCCGCTGCCGCGATTTGCGCGACGACCGGATCCTGTTGTTGGGGTTGGGTCACGGCAGGCTAGGCACTGGGGGCTTCGGAGAACTACCGTTTGTGTCGACTTTGGTGCTGGTGGTTTCGGTGACCCGCACCTGACCAGCCCCAGCCGCACCCAACACCGCGTCGAGGATGGCGTCCTGGTGCAGCTCTTGCTCGTTCTGCTGTATCTGATCCGGCGTCATTTCCATGATGTCCTGCAGCTGCCGGTTGCGCGACATCACACCCTTGGTTTGGGCGACCGCGTTAGCCTTCTCCGACAGGGAGAACGATTCGACCGGCCCCCACAACAACTCGATGTTCTTGGTGCGGTCTTGCTCACCGGCGAACGCGAACGCCATCTTGAACAACTCCACCAACCTCGGGGCGAAGCGGGATCGGCGGTCTTTCACCTTGAACACCAACCCCTCACGCATCAACGCAGCCCCTTCAGCGGACTGATTCGCCGCGTCGGGGGTGATCAGATGAAGAGGCGTTGAGGTGCAGGCGGAGAACTCTTTCACATCGTCGCGGATCGACGTGAGGATGCCAGTCATGTCCACCGGGCCGGACTCCCAGAACGTCGTCTTCTCCGGAACCCGCCATAGAGCTCCAGGGTCAGCGGAGAACACGTTGTTCCAGTCGATTTCTTCGATCGGTGAGTCAGCGGAGTCCTCGTCGGCGTCGCCCTCGAGATCCCCGATGATTGCTCTTTGCTTGAAGGATTGGTAGTGGGTGATGACGATGCGTTGCAGGATCATGTCGTT